GGCGCTGAAACTCCAGCAGGGCGGCCTCCAGCGCCGCCTGAAATTGCTGCGCGAACCACCCCGAACCACCGAACACGTCTGCCATGGCAACCTCCTTACGCATACCTGCCGATGGCGTCGGCGACGTACTGCATCAGCCGGTCGGCGCTCGGCGGGTTGTCCTTGGCAAGGGGCGTGGGCCGGTAGTTCAGCCCCGCCATGCCGTACAGCGCCTCCACCGGTCCGCCTATCTCAAACCCCGGCGCGTAACGCGTCTCCGACGGCAGGGTCCACGGCAGGCCCGTCGCCCAGTTCTGTGAGACGAGTTGCGCCACCATCTCCCCGATGCCCGCCGCCATCTCCCTGCGCCGCTGCGCCAGGACCTCGCGCTCCAGCGCCATCTGCGCCGCCATCTGCTCGCGGGCGAACGCCTGCTCCTGGATGAGCCGCGCCCAGGCCGCCGCGCGACTGGCCGCGCTCTCTGCCAGGGCATCCCGCCGGTTGCGGGCGTCCATCGCCATCCCATAGAACCGGTCGAACAGGGTGTCCCGGCGCTCGGTCCGGTAGTCCCGGTCGTTGCGCTCCAGCATCTCCTGCTGGTAGGCCGACAGAGGAGCGGTCCCCGAATACTCGTTGATGAGGCCGGAGACATAGGCGTCGCGCAGTGCCTGCTGCCGGTCTACCGGCAGGCTGTAGTAGACCTCCGGGAGCAGCCCAAGCTCGCTAGACCAGTCAGGTCCCGAAAGCGGTACCGTGGGCGTACGACGAGGAGTCGTCGCGTATTCCGGAATCGGCATAGCGTCCCTCCATTTCGTTCATATAGGCCAGGGTCTTGTAGAGCCCCTGCTTGCGTAGAAGCTCTGCCCAGGCTTGCGGGTCATCGCGCATCGCGGCGTACCGCTGTGCCTGCTCGGCAGGCGACAGCTTGGTCGCGCCGTAGGGCATGGGCGCCTTCGGAAAGTTGTGCACCGTGTGCACAATCCGCTCCGAAAGCGCCTTTACGTACGCCTCCATCGGGTGACGATTGCTCTCTGCCATCCCCCTATCGCTCCTGTGCCGGGCGCTTCACCCCCGGCGCACGTCCCGTCGCTATCCCCGAGGGCCGTGTCCTGCGCCCCACCCGTCGCGCCTTTGGCCTTGGCCCCGGCCTACGCTGGGGCGGTGGCGCATTGGGGTTCGCCCGCACGTTGGGCGCGGCGTACACCGGCGGACCCGGCATCGGCGCGGGCATCCCCGCGAACGGTCCCGCCTGCTGCGCCTGTGACGGCATCATCGCCGGTCGCCCCATGCCGGGCATAGACCCCATGCCTGGCATACCCTGGGGCGCAGCAACGCCCGTCCCCTGCATCTCCCCGAGCAACTGCTGCAACAGGGCGATGCGTAGCGCCGGTGGCAACGCCTGAATCTGCTGCCCCACCGTCTCGGCAATCATCTCCTCGGTGAGTTGCAGCTGCGCCGCCTTGAGCGCCTCCTGGGTCAGGAACTGCTCGACGGTAGGATTGCTCATCCACTTCTCCACCCGAATCTGCTCGTCCTCCTCCTCGGGCTGCTCCACGCCAATCTGCTCCCTGGCGCGCCGCATGGAGATGAGGCCGTTCGTGACCTCGTTGATGGTCTTGCTCGACCGGGCATACTCGTCCGTCGGCAGAACGGGGTTCAGCTGCACGATGACGTGCCGGTACCCCTCCAGGTCCTTGGGTCCCAACTCCAACCACTGCTTGCGCTTGCCAGCGTCAAAGACATACACCGGCTCCCCAATCTGGTACTCGATGATGTCCCAAATGCGCTGAATCAAAAGCTCGTACGCCCGCTCCGCGTGCAGGATGATGGGCTTGAACTTCATCCGTGCCGCGTTGATGAGTTGGGCGATGGCATAGCCCGACTCCCCACCGCTCATGCCGTACAGCGTGCTCGACAGCCCCGCCCGGTCGGTGGCGACGTCATAGATGCGTAGCAACTCGTCGGCGTCCGGCCCGTTCCCCTCCCACGTCAGGAACCCCAACCTCTCGCCGTCCATGATGGTCGCCGTCTTTCCCGGCACAAGCTCCAACTCGCGCAGGATGGGGTTGCCATCCTTGTCGTGAGTGACCGTCGCCTCCGACTGCGTGTACACCGGCGTCGGCCAGCACCACATCCGCACCGCCGTCGCCTTCTGTGAGACGGCCCGGTCGTAGGCGGGGATGATGTCCTTCAACGGATACAGCGCCGACACCGCCATCTTGTCCGTCTCCCGCGAGGCGTTGGTGAACCCCATGGCATAGATGTACGGCGGTGCGCCGTAGGCGTTCTCCTCGCGGTGGACCAGCCGCCCCTCGACAAAGTACAGAAGCTCCTTGCGCGTCCATATCTGCGTGAACGTCACCTTGCCGGGGCTTCCCGCCGTCTTGCTCAACTCCCACAACATCGGCTCGGGCACTCGCCCGTTCCACTTGTCGGTGTTCAGGTCCACCAGGTTGCGCGTGTCGCGCTCCATTACCATCTCCAGGCCGAACTCCCCGAACACCGGAAAGACGTTCAGCGGGTCGACCCAATTGACGGCAATGGGAACCGGCTTGCCGCGCTTCCACCGCTCCGTGCGCTCGATAAAGTCCTCCTCCTTCTCCTCGCCCTCGGGGTCATCCTCACCTCGCCGCGTCGGGTAGTCCGCCCACACCTGCGGGGCGTACAGCACCCGCAAGCAGCCGTGCCCGTCGCTCAACAGGCACTCGAGGAAACGCTCGAACGAGTCCTCGCCCGACTGCTTCCATAGCTGCTCCAGCAGGACGGCCGTAAAGTGCTCCCGCTTGCTCGAAAGCTCCTTCTGACGCTGCGTCTTGTCGGCAGGGGGACAGGTGATGCTCGGCGCGTTCGTCGCCAGCGTCCCCAACATGCGCTCGATAATCTGGTAGCCGGTGGGCAACTTGACCTTCTCCGGCTCCATGTCCACCGGCACCTTGATTTCGTGCTCCATGTAGCGCAACTCGCGGAACCGCTTGACCTCGCGGTCCCTGGCCGCCCACTCGCTGGTGAGCGAGGAGACGATGCTGCCAAGACGGCTCTCCCACTCCTTGTTGCTCAGTCGCTTCGCCACCTATCCCCTCCTGAACCTCACCCTGACCTTGGCACGCGCCCCCTTCGAGTCCACCATGCCAAAGTTCCACACCAACCCGTACGCCAGCGCCTTCATGCTGTGGTTGTCCCGGTCCCTCGGAACCTCTTTCGTGACCGACCCGTCCGCGTCCACCGGATAGCGGTACAGCCCATACTCGGCGATGGTGTGCTTGCACCGGTCCTTGTCGTGGAACAGCCGCGCTTGGCCCGTCTTCGGGTCCCGAAGGAACGTCTTGTGCCGCAGAATCCCGTCCTCAATCGACACCTTCTGCGACCGGATGGGGATGCGCGCCAGCCGCCGCCATATCTCCACATGGCTCTCCATCCCCTGGTGCTGTCGCCCCGCTACGTCCATCACCCCGAAGCGGACATTCTTCCACCACGGCTTTGCCATGCATTTCTGAATGACTTTCGGCGCAACAACGCGCGTCTCGTACACCTCGTCAATGTGCCAGACGTCCTCGCCGTGCATCTGAACGGCGTCTACCACGTACGCCGTGGCGTAGCCAGGGTCTATCCACACCTGCACCGGCAACGCGGGGTCGAACGGGCAGGAGCGCACGTGCACCTTGGGGTCGAACTCTCGAAACACCACCGTCGCCGGAGGACACGGCACCGCGCCGAACCGCTCCATGAACGCCTCGGGCGGGTAGGTCGCCTCTAGCGCCTTGATTTCCGGGTCCTCGCGCCCCCCAGGGAATATCGCCCGGTTCGCCCACGTCGGCACCGAGTACGACCGCGCCCCGTCCGCGTTCGGCAACTGCCACGCCCGCCAACGGTCGGCGTACCACCCCAGGCTCCCCTCGAACGTCCCACTCAACAACAGCGGCCCACGCTTCTCCGCCACACGACCGCGCAGCCGGTAGAACGCCTCCTCCACGTGCTGCGCCGCCTCCACCATGCAGACCCCCGCTGGCGGCACACCGCCCAACCCCTGCGGGTCCGAGGAGGACTTGGTCTCCACCCGCGAGTCGAACCGCGTCATCAGCGAACACGGCCCCTCCTGCGGCATCGACACGCTCCCCGGCTTGATGGCGTCCAGCTTCTCCAGCGCCGTCACCAGGTGAATGAACTCGGGCCGCGCCTGCTTATAGTCCGGCCCTACTATCCAGAACAGCGCAGGCCCGAACGCCGCCTGCGCCACTATCCAGCACACCAACTCCTCCGCCGTCATGCGGCTCTTGCCAGCACGCTCCCCTCCCGCCACCATCTTGACCCGCACCTCGTCCAGGTGCGCCGCGAGTTGCTCCGGCGACGGCTCGTACTCCGTCACCGACCAGATGGCGCGACGGGCTTCCTCCGGCAAGAGCCACAGCGGCGGATACAGAACCTCTCCCGACACCTAACCCCTCCCGCGTCGCCCCAGAATCGCCCTGGCGTTGTGCAGGGCCACCCCCAGGCCGTAGTTCCGCCAGTCGTAGAAGAACGCCTGCAGCGGCGTCATCGCCCGCACAAGGTAGCCCGCGTCCGTCTCGTAGATGTGTACCTGTCGGCGTGCCATCGCGCTCCTCCTGCTGACCCCGATTTCGGGGGTGTGAAAAAACTGGCAGGGCCTACCTGTCAACGTCTTGTCCGCTTCCGGCGGCGTCCCCCCCGTCTCCCCCGGGGGGTACGGCGTCACCGTCGGGCGCGTCGTTGCGGTCGTCCTTCCCTGTCAAGGCGG